AGTTCCAGCAGCAACATCTAAAAATACTCGTTGACCATCCACTAAACCATTGCCGTTAATTGTCACCGTAACCGTTGTTCCAGTCCTGCTCCAAGTCCCTGACTTTGAAACTGCTGGGTCTGCAACCGCCATGTTTCTTGCCGATACCGTACCGCTAGTAACTGTTACATTTTTTAGACGAACAGACTCTGTGGTGGCAGTACCAGATGCTGAAGCATGATACGATTTAACGTCATATTGCTGCATAGTGTCATCCGTAAAACAGCGTAGTTGTTACAGAAGCTGGTAAACCAACATAAATACCGTCTGTCGCTAAAATACCTTCGCCTGGAATCAGTGTATAAAAAGCCGTAGCAGAAGAACAGTCAAGCTCAACCAAAATACTTGCGTACATCGTTACATTTCCATTAGTTGTTGCTGAAGCCACTGCAACTGTAAATGTGTTTGTGCCAACGGTAGCTACATCATACGGACCATCAGCAGCAGACCCAGAGGTAAAGTTTAAATAAACCCTGTCCCCGACTGCTAACCCATGATTATTAATAGTCACGGTACAAACAGTGCTTCCTGGAACATCATAAGTCCCAGACACACTGACGTTATTAGCAAAAACAGAATTAACTGTTGTAGACGCAGAAGGAGACATAAGAACCCCTTTTAAGCGAGTTCTATACCCCACCGCTACACCTGATGCGCTTGCGTGTGCTGACTTTACGTCATATTGCATTGCCATAATTAATCCTCTTTATGTTCTGCTAGTGGGCGGTCTAATTCGGTTAACAACACGTCCACCATTGCAATTGCTCCGTTAGCCTGTTGGATAAGATCTAAGTACTTTTGCCGTTGCTCAAGTGCCTGATTTCTTAAATCCAACAGGTACGCTTTATCTAACGTAGCCATTAGGCATTAAAGTTAGCAGCAGTAGCGGCAAGCAGGTAATAATCACTACCAGCAATTTTTACACGCAGTCCATGAGTAATCTCATTAACGTTGGTAATAGTGCCAGTAGCGGCTAATTTAGCACCAGCAACAGTTACGCCAGCAAGGTTTAGCAAATAACCGTTGGTATCAACAGTTGCTGCGCCTGTACCATTAACAGAAGCGTAAATTAAAGAGGTATTTGTGCCAGTAGATGCTCCAGAAGCACAGTTAAGCTCAATTTCAACAGGAGCATAACTACCTGAAGAAGTGCCTGCTGAAAGGGTCAATTCAGCCACAAAAGCTGAACCTAAACCAGTCGTGCGACCTGTAGCACCATAGGTAACTTGAGCTTTTAAGGCGTTAGAAAACGAACCCAAAGCTACGTTGGTATCCATCTCAAACAAGGTACGTCCACCCGTACCGCCAACACCCGTCATTGTGACAGAAGTAGTACTAGCATTGAATGTAGCTGCACCTGTAGAGGTATTTGTAATATCAGTGATAAAGCCGTTGTCGGATGCCACTGGACCCGAAAAGGTAGTACGTGCCATAATAATTCTCCATACAGAGTTAAGCTTATTAGTCTTGTATGCGTCTGCTGGGGCAGTCTAATAAGCTGGTTTTTCCCAGTTTTAATAATCTTACTACAAACAAATAAAAAAAGGGGAGTTTTTGGCTCCCCTTTTTATTAGCCTAATTAGGCTCCAGCAGAACCCCACATACCGAGGGGATCAGACCAGCCAAAGCTGTAACGCTCACGAGACTTGTAACGGACGTTACCAGTATCGAAGTCACCGTCCATGCTGTTGCTCAAAGGAGTACGAACGAAATGCTTCATACCATTTGGAACATCAGTACAGAGGAAGTAAGCATTTGGATCGGTCAGGTAGTTATTTACTGAATAACCTTCTGGGATCGAACCATTGTTTACGATAGCGTTAATGTCGTTGTCTGCGGTACCAACACGAAGCTGAGTCTCTAAGAGACGGGTAGCAACGAACTGGAGTGCAGGTGGAACGATTAACTTCTTAGGTTTAGCAGCGATTAACAAACTACGCTCATCTGTCCATGCAGCGATCTGAATAACGGCGGCTTCCAAGGAAGTCTCGTTCAAATCAGCAGGGGTAGATTGAGTATTGCTGTTAACACCACCAGAAACCAATGGGTGAGATGTCGAGAACAAAGGTACACCGTCACCACCGTAATAAACGGCAGAGTTAGTGAAACCGTTGTTTAACACAGCAGCAGCTTTAACCTGCTTGGTGTACGCCATAGCACGAGCCAAAGCCTTGGTATAACGAGCTGATAGGCTGTCATACAAGTTGTCCTCGATTGCCTCTTCCGTTAGGGAGAAGCCAAGGGCGATGGTTTCGTGGTTATAACGAGCTGTGAAAGCCTCTTGTGCATTGTCATAAGCGATGGCAGAACCCTCGTTTTTGACTGGTGCAGCGGAGAAGCCAGACAGTTTTGTTTCTTCTTCAAACGAACGCTCAGAGGTCTCAGTTTCATAGATCTCTTTATGTTGTTCACCATAAGTCGCATACTCAAGACCAAACAAAGCGTTCAGACCTGGGAGCAACTCTTTCAGTAGTTGTGCACGTGAAATAGCCATTTAATTGCTCCTTAAGCTGCAGTTGCAACAGGGGTTGCACTGTAATAGGTATGTACGCCAAAGTTGAACTTTACGATTACCTCAGTGAAAGATCCAAGCGCATTAACAGTCTCTGGTACACCCGCAATAATACGGAATGGAAGAGTGGTTGTTGATGAGCTGGTGCTGTTTAAAACGCCTTCGTTTGAATCACCAGAAGTTGTAGAACCAGCGGTTGTCAAGATTGATACGTTGTTACCAACGTCAGTCTGAACTAAGCCACCAATGGTGGTTGCGTCTGACAATACTGCTACTTTGAAAAGTCCATCTGGATCGTCAGCTACAAACGCAGTAATATCCGAAGCGGTAATAGCGCCTGGATAGAATTGCTGTTGTAGCAACTGTTTGGTAGTTGGGTTTGTGAACTGACAACCCATAAAAATACCAACGGCATCGGTTGCGGTAGCTGTGGTTGAAACACGGCTCAAAGCACCATCGGTGTTCAGACGTACAACATCACCAAAGAAAATGGCGGTTGTAGAACCTGAAATGATGGGAATTGAACGAGTTTGACCAGCAAATACCTGACCACCGATCAAATTGATCGGTCTGAACCCATAGGGTCCTGATACGGTAGGATAAGCCATTTAAAACTCCTAATTAAGTTTAGTTACCTTTTCCAAAAGTCACCGTAGATTTCTTCTCATTAAAGAGAGGCATCCGTGGATCATTCTGGCGCATAAGATTATTGTCTACAGCGTCCATCTGACTTTCTGCTTGGATTCGGTAATGTTGATTACGTTGTCCAACAAACTCATCTGGAGTTTTGCATAACAATAAACCGCCAATCTCAATGTTGTCCTTAAAACGACTATTGGGATCAACTAGCAGTTGGAACTTCGGTTGCTCCTCTATTCGTACAGGTTCCCATCCTTCTCTGAGTTTGGCAGAGAGATTGCGGGGGTCCGCAGTACCTAAAGTAGAAGTTCTGATCCATCGATAAGAAAATCCTGCCTGCTTATCTGGTTCTGGCAACAATTCAGGCGGTTTCCACTGCTGGGGACGCATGTCTTGTTGACGGGTTTCTACTTCACGAGGTTTTCTGTTTTCAGCCATTTTGGGACTCCAGTTTAGTAAGTTCACGAGCGTATTGCTCTGGTGTTAGATTAAATTTCTTAGCCAGTTGTACTTGCGTTGGCGTAAGTTTGACTCTTTTTGGAGAGGTAGACCTAGTCGCTGGCGCAACTACCGTGCTCGGCTTACTAGTTTTTACAGAGGGTTTGGCCTCCGTCTCCGAAGAGTATTTGGTCTCTTCTGCGACCCCAAATTTCTCTGGGAATCTTTGACGCATTTCTGTGTCAATGACCTTGAAATAGTGGTCAGATCCTATCGGAACTCCTTCTCTTTCCAAGCGTCTATGAACACCCATCGCTAGGTAGCTCATGTCTTCATCAACCCCGTACCACTGGTTTTTGTCCAGCCAAGATTGGGTTTTTGAGTCCAATCTTTGCGGTTGTTGTTGTATTTGTACAGGAGTTTCTTCATTTTGTAAAGTGTCTTCTGCAAATTCTGGTTTGTACTGCTCCACCTGTTGGGATTCGAGCTGTACTTTGGTGAGCTTTTCTTGAGCTTCTACAAGACGATCTGAATCGCCAGAGTCATATGCATTCTTGTATTCTGACTTAGCTTTTTCTAATTCATGGGCTATGTTTTCCTTGTACTTGGTATGCAAGGTCTGTTCGCCAGCGCTTAATTTGGTTTTAAGTTTTTGATTTTCCGCAAGCAATTGCTGTGCTACACGGGCAGCCTCTTTCGCTTCTTTAGTTGAGTCTTCCCTTGCTCTGCGTTCATCATTCCAAACCTTCTTAAGCTGTAAAAGTCGCTCCTTAGCTTTGCCAGTAAAGGCTTCTAGGTCATCTGTATCAAGCTCTTCAACGATATCTTTAGGCATTGGTGTTGAATTAACACGGTCTTCCTCTGGGGTATCGTCTTCGATGACTATTTCAAGCTCTTCTTCTTCCTTTTTTTCATCAGGAAACTTAAATTCTTCCAATTCTAATTCAGGCATGATTTTCTCCTTAAGGTCTGGTTATGCCACGGGGATCTTCGACTATTCCTTCTACAGAATCGTCATTGATGATCCTAAATTCACGTCCGTGGATCTTTAATCGTG